GGCGACGTTCGAGGATCATCTGGCGAAATGAAAACCTCCGGTCGGCCTTGGCGACAACTAATCTAACACCCGCGCCACCTACCTTGCTGGAATCCGCCGCAAACTCGAACGGGATCATACCGAGTGCGGAGTCGCGACGAAGGTATTCGAGGAAACCGGTGAAGGTCGGACTTGGGCGGTTGGACTGGAAACTGTCGAGTGACTCGTCGGGTTTTAGAGCAATCAATTTGCCGCCGACGATGCGTTGCAGCGAAACCGGATCGCTGGACTCACTGCCACTGGCCGCGCCACCGACCACGAAGTCGCCGTTGTCGTCGATCTCACCGCGAGCCGTCTTGAGGATGCGGGCCACGTCGGCGTTGTCCTTCACCGCGTGCTTTTCGAGAGCGAGCAATTCCATTTCATCGAGCACATGATTGATCGAATGCTGGATCGTCGGGTGAGAGCGGACACCGCCAGCCCACTCGGGCTCATGGATGTGAAGAACCGAAGCGGCGGGCAAGTCGCAGGGTTTGCCGTTGTCTTCCAATGTTCGATAGAAAACCGGTGCGCCCCACGCATCGAGGCCGACTCCGTCGATGGTTTCCTGTGAACCGAACTGGTCGCCTACGCGGTGGGATTCGATCAACTGGATGCGTGGTTCGCCTTGGCTGTCGCGGGTCTTGTGGATGAAATACTCGCCGTCGATGTCCATACCCCGGCAAACGAGCGCCTGGCATTCCTCAAATGAAAACCGCCGCGTCACTTCACAGCGGGGCGACCACATCGCGAAATAGGCTTCAGCAGCGCGGTTCCACTCTGGGGATGGTGACTGCGCCTGGACCCGGATGCCGTCGCCGGTCGAGTAAATCGCCATGTTGGCGACCAACTCCCGCACGAAGCCCGAGTTCTTGTGCATGTATCGCGACTTCCGAACCAGCTCGGTGCGGACACCCGGTGTAAGTTCGTTACGCGCATCAGTTGGCGATGCTCCCGGCACGCTGCCACGGCGCGGCGACCAATTGACCGACTCGTAGGGCGATCCCCATGCCTTCGGCACAAGTATGGGCGGCAAAATCAGATGCGCGATGTGCTTGAGGAAATTCATTTCGGCAGGTGTCCGGAAACGTGTGAAGCTGCGACATTCCGCGGTCGGCCGTAGGTCTCAGGATCAAGCACGCGGAGAGCATGGCCGCATTCCTCAAGCACTTGATCGACCGCCATGGTGAACTGCTTCGATGCCGAACTCCCCGCCTCGTTCCAGGTCATGAGTGTCTTGCCTTCGACGAGGAATTCCTTCGCCCGCTGCTGGATGGCCAGCACTTCGGAAATCGTGAAGCCGGTGATGAAGAGTCCGCGCGCCATGCACGGCGGCAGGTGTCAACGAGATCATCACAGCAAAGGTTCCTTGATCCGGCCGTGGGTGTTGATATTGGTATTTCCAAGCCGCTCCCACTGATGGAGGAGAATGTGTATCCCATCAGTGCGTAGGACCCAAAGTGTCATAAAACGCTTGGGCACCATCGGCTCAATTACCTTTCCAGGTGGCATTCCGCCCTCGCGTGTCGATGTGGACGAAGCCGGACGATGGGTAGATGCCGAGACCTCCGGTGAACTTGCCCGCCTTGCGCCACTCAAGCAGCCGGTCATACACGCGTTGCGGGCTGACGCCAACGAAGGTGATGTCGAGCGCGGTGAACTCCTTGTGCTGGCTGAGTGGGGCTCCGCCGACCACACGGTTGTAGTCGGGCGAGCGGTAGGAACTCAGAATGCGGCAAGGTTTGCCGAACGATTCGCGGAGGTCGTCCACGATGCGGAGCGTGGGCACGATGTTCTTCCACAAGCGCCTTGGCGGAGGGCTGTTCTTCACTCCGTTTCGCTCGCGGGCGAAGTAGCTGGTGAATTCACCCGCGTTGAAGTGCCGGAACCCCTGGGAATCAAACCATTCGTTGAACGTGTTCATGGCTTACTTCGAGGTGCGGGGTTCAACGACGATCTCAAAGCGACCGTCGGGATTGACCCTGATCAGTCCATCCTTGCTGATGAATTCACCCGTGATGCCCGGTGGCGTAGCGCACGAGGAAAGGAACGGCAGGGTCAGCACCGCCATGGCGAAGCAGAACAGGCCGATCTTGAACGACTTGTTCGGCTTGCCGTCGTCGAAGAGGTCGCCAAGCACGACAACCAGTTCTTTCACGGCGAGCGCGGCGGGACCTGCGGCGAGCAGGTATTTTGACATGCCGGGTTCAAGTATACTGGCAACGCCGGTCAGATCGAGGGCAGCGAGCGTGGAGAGTCCGGAACCAACAAAGGTGAGGAAGCGAAGGATAGTGACGGTTTTCATGACTCCCCGTCCGGAGTGTCAACCGGGGCGGATGCAATGGACTCGCGTCCGACGATCTTGAGCATGGTCGCGGCGGCGGCCTGTTCCGCCTCGCAGTCGAGGTAGTGGTTCGGGCGCGAGCCGATCTGTTTCCACATCCACTGGCCCTTTTCCTTGATACGCTGCTCGCTTTCCATCTGGGCGAGATAGTGGTCGTCGATGTCGTCGGGAACTTCCCACGTTGGGCCTTGGCTCGGGTCCTGATTGCGACGCAGACGGGCGAGCGTGTCCTTGATGTTGAGGTTGCTCCAGTAGTGAACGTGACAGTGTTGGCGATGCGAAAGCACCACCTTGCGCCGGGGCGAATAGAACCGCTGCACGGTTTTGCCGTCGCGCCCTTTGTGAGCATAGACCGGGCGACGGTCGCCGATGAGAGCCACCCAGCCGCGTTTGGCGCACTCGCGATAGACGTCGTAGGTGGCATAGCCTGCATCGAGAAAGACGAGGCTGGAATGCACGCCGAAGCGTTCCTGGATCACGTCGATGTCGGTGAAGGTCAGGATGAGCTCGTTCCACATGAGGCGGCTTGATCCCTCCGCCGACCATGAGCGGACCACGACGAACAGGTGATCCATCTGGCAGTCCACGGTGATGAAGCGCAGCGGGATCAGGCCGGTGCGCTCGGGCAGTGGTGCGGCGAGGATTTTCCCGGTCTTCGGATCAATCGCCCCTTCCTCTTCCCATGTCTCGCCGCGCTTGTAGCCGGATTTGACGATCTCCAGCTTGTAGTCCTCGACGTATTCGCGCCATGGCAAACCAAGACGCTTCTGATAGAACTGCTGTAGCAAACTCACGTCACCTTTCCGCGCTGCCGCCTTCGCCCGCAGGTAGAGTTCAGCCAACTGCCCCCAGCTCATCGCGCACAGGGCGTTCCAGTGGAATCCGACGTTCTCGGCCGATGCCTTGGCGTTCTTCTTGATGAACTGGCCGGTGGCGTTGAGTTCGCGCCGGGTGCGGTCACTGTCGTTGAAGTAATGGTTGCATGACTCACATCGCATCGCGGTCGTGCGCCGAACCTCGTCGAAATCCCACTCGCCGGTTTCATCGCGGGCCGACTTGCTCCATTCGACGCATTCCCACTTGAACGGTTGGCGGTGACCGCACTCCGGGCACGCGAAGGTCCATTCCCGTTGGTCGGTCGTTTCGAACTTGCGGTGGGTGTCGTCATCCTCCTCGCCGCCCTGGCTCATGAAGATGCACTTGCCCAGCCAGCCAAAGGCGGTGACGCGGGCCTCCGCTTCGGCCATGTGGCCCAGCGGCCAGCGCCACGTCTCGTCACCGATCAACCAGCGGATCGAGCGGCGTTGGAGGTTGGTCTTGTTGTGCGCCCCGAGAATCCAGAGCGTCATGCCATTGTTGAACTGGATCGCGTTGTTCTTGCGCTTGTGGCGGTGAACGCCGATGGGCATGAGACGTGCGACCGGTTCGCATTGGTCAAAGAGCTTCTGCAGGCGGGATTCGGAATAATCGCGGGCGTCCTCGTCGGTCTGGTCGAGCCACAGGGCGGGACCGGGCAAGTTGGAGATGATGTAGCAGAGCGTGAGTTCCGGCGCGGTGGTTTTGGATGACTGAACCGACGCGATGATCGAGACGAGTCGAACGCGTGGATCGACCAATGCCTCCATCACCTCGCGGATCCAGGGCGAGTTTTCCGAGCGGAAGCGTCCCGGGTTTGGCGAATACGGAATGGCCTCGATGTAATCCTCACACCATTGCCAGGCGGGGCGGCGGTCAGGTGGTTGCCATGCCTCGCACCAGATTTCCTTGAGCGCGTTCATGATTCGTGAAGGCAACGCAGGACTTCATCAATTGCCTTGCGGCATTCCCGCTGGATGCCGGTTGCGTCGAGACCGGAGAGCACAGGTGGCAACTCGTTCTCGAATTTGGCGCGGAGGATGGACGTTGCCTGGGCCACCAGGCCGATCCACTCCTCGCGGACTTTGGTGAGCGAGACGTATTCGCCCTTCTTCACCGCGATGCGCAACTCACGCTCTTCCACCTCGGCGAGCAGCTTGCGGGCCTTGAGTGCCTCATCGTTGCCGACTGGCACGCGGCCGGCATTCAGTCCGCGGAGCCTCATGAATTCGCGCCAGTCGGCGACCGGCCATAGTCCGTTGGAAAGCGCCTTGGGGGCACCATCCATTTTCTGCCAGGTCGAAAGCGTGCGGCGGGAAACCCCAAGCACGGCGGCGAGTTCCACGAGTGTCTTGGTGTAGGCGAGCGTTTCCGCGCTGCCGGCCGCCCGCGATTCGATGCGGGCACGCTCGGCTACCGTGAGTGGTTTGCCCGCAGCGACCTTCTTGACGATATTCTGGAAGTCGGCATCGAGGATCTTGCCCGCGACTTCAGGTGAAAGTTCCTTTGGCTCCATGTCGCTGGAAGGGTGTCAAGGAACTGGCTATTGAATTGACCAGACCTCGGCAAGCGTGCCAGTGTCGAGTATTCTTAAATGGTTTGATGTCCCATTCAGCCTTAGAAAGGAAAAATGCTCCAATGAAGATCGACACCTCTTTCAACTTCAAATCGGACACGCCACAGGACAAGGATCCAGACACATGGAGTCCGACCCTTGCAAAATACCACAAATATCTTTGGAGTAAGTCACTGCCGGATGGGCGCATTTTTTCACTCGAATACAAGAATGCCCCTTTCTATTTTCACCATTGCTCAGATGCGGGAGAGTTCTGGTTATCCAGCGACACCGTTGTCCCTAGCTTCAGAAAGCGGACAATAGAAGGTGTTACAAAGGATATGATGAATTTCGGCGGCCTAGGCTACACAATTGGAGGAATGATGGTTTTCCCAGCAAATAAGATTGAGGGACAGTGGACGATCAATCAAGAGCGCGGATGCACGAAGTCCATATCCGAACGCTTCGATTTGACCTTGGAATGCATTCGGCGGTTTTATTCGGATGGGAGGAGTCCGCTGACTGACGTTCTGAATCGATACACAGACTTCTTTTCCTTGTTTCGGGATTTTTCCGGATATGTGGACTTTTTTCATCTCCAAGACATTGTGAGTGCCGACTACAGTGCCGTGAGCTATTTCTCCCCCTTCGCTGAATTCGACGTGACTTCACCGATTCCCAATACCAAGGATGCGTATCTTGAATATCGCGCCAATGCCATCGATTTCTTGAATGCACGAAATCGACGCATTCAGGATTGGGCTGACCAAAAAAATATGAGCTAACTGCTCATGGCTTCACCGCCACCCATCCGGCGAAGTTCAGGTGCCGCCAGAAGCAATCGACGGACGTGAATCCCTCCTGATGCAGCAGTTCCTCGTTCCAGCGGGCGGTGACCGGAACCAGAACACCTTCGAGTGACATCCGTTTGCGGTCGATTTGCTCGTCGCTGTATCCGTTCTCGCGCTTGATGTTGAGGAACAGGTTCACGAATGCCTCATCGAGCTTGGCGGTGGCACCAAGAACCTTTTCCACGAGGATGAATGCGCCGCCGGGGGCCAGCGACTCGAAGACTCGCCGCACGATCTGCTGGCGGTATTCGATGGGGGTGAATTGCAGGGTGAGCACCGAGAGCACGAGGCTGGATGTCACACCAGGGAACTCGTGGCGCAGGTCGGCAGATTGGACGGTGACGCGATTGCCGTGAGGGTGATACGAGAAGTTCTGCCGCGCCGCGTCGATCATCGGCTCGCTGATTTCCAGGCCGATGTAATCGTTGTCCGCTCCGAACTTGGAAACGAAGGGCAGGAGCGCTTGGCCGCGGGAGCATCCCATGTCGATGATCGTGGTGCCGGGTTGCACGAAGCGCCGGCCGACCTCGAAGGTCACCATCCGCATCGCGTTGTATTGCGGGATGCTCCGCTGGAGCATGTCGTCGAAAGCCGCGGTCACTTCCTCATCGAACTGCCAGGCTCCGCGTGGAATCACCTCGTCACGTTGGGCTTCACTCATGCCCGCGTGGCGGATGTCAACGAGGCGGATTTGAAGCGCGCAAAGTGGCCTTGGTGTTTTGGCGACGAACTTGTTCGCGGGTGGCAAGTGGTAATTTCAAGTTAAGCCAGCCCGCTTTCCTATTACGGTCCCAGTCGTCGCCAGCGCCACCATTTTTGAAAGGAGATTTCCTGTCCACCCCTGGAATAGTAAATGTTTTCCAACATCACCAGCGAACCATCCTTCGCCCGCATAAACGTGAAGAGTCCCGCCGCGATTGGATTCTCAACCCCGGGCTCCTGCTCCTCTTTTGGGACGGGGAACACGCCCCGCACCAGCAGCTTGCCGTCACGGCATTTGTATCCGTGCTGGTAAGTCCACAACTCGGACTTTCGGCCGTCACGCGGCAACAAATCGTAGGTCACCAGCGTTTTGCTACCCACACCCGCCAGGATTTTGATGACTCCCGCTGATGGCGGCTTCACTCGCACCCACGCAGAGCCCGCATCGCCTGAAGCGATGGTTTTGGAAAACCGCACAAGCTGTTCGTCTTCTTCAAAACGGCTGGCCAAATGCCATGCCAGGTTGCGACGTCCAAGTTGCCGTGGTGCTTCTGCCGTGGCGAATGGAATAGGAACCAATAAAAAACATCTCTTTGGGCGTGCCACCGGGCGGATAAACCATTGGTGCTGCAGGTTCGCTCACTGCGGCGTATAAACCACTTATGTCAGGACAGTCCGGGCCTTCCACGCCCGCCATGCGGCCCGGCCAGTCGCTTGGATATACCGGTAGCGAGGATGTCATGGTGCCGCACCCGGTCAATACCCATACCCACGTCGCGCCGGCTATTTTCAGGCATTTCATCATGAAAAATGAGCCGAACAGGGCAAATTTGCCATGAGGTGGACTGACGGGATGTTGATGCGTTGATAAGCACATCGATTCTCGATACATTTGCAGGATTTTAATAATCCGGAAATTGCCGCTACACAAGTTCCAATCCCCCCCTCACTCAAGCTGCTTCACGATCCGTGTGCCTTCTGCCGTCTCCTCCCACGTCGAGGCGGAATCACGCAGCGGCGTTCATGAAACGCGTCCTTCCAAATGCCGCCCTCCAGCTTGTCGGAGCGCGCGTTGTTGATCGACGGGTTGAACTCCCGGTGGAAACCCCAGCGCATTAGCTCCACGCGGCCGTCGGCGCGGACCACCACACCGGGATCGGATTTGCGCACCAGCTCGGACGCCAGCCGTGCCGTCGCCT